TTCGGGACTGAACACCGGAGATTCGATCACTTCATCAAAGTCCGGGTTTTCCACCCTGATTTTCGCGGCTCTCTGGTTGAATGTCCTGAGTGCCGTTTCTTCTTCCGTCCTCTGCGTGACTTCCGCCGCCCGAAGATCCCTTACCCTGTCTCTCCACTCGAAGAGGGCGTCCTCGTATTCCACGGTAGTCTCGAACTGGTCGAGCGTCGGTCTTAGCGGTGCTTGCGACGTATGAACGGGCACTGGAGTCTCCCCTTTTTCAAGTGCGACTTTTTTCCAGTACTCCCGTTCTCGTTCCGCCTCACGCCTTGCGCGAGTGATTTCATCAATCCGCTCCTGTGCGGTTTTCTTTCTTGGCAGTTCAATTATCGGAACTTCTTCTTCCACAACGGGTTCTCCCGTTGGTTCTTCAGCAGGAGTCTCCTCCTGAACTTCCTCAACTACTTCCTCTTCTGCGGATTCCACAATTTCCTCTGCGGGTTCCGGTACTACTGCTTTCTTTGCCATTGTGTTCTCCTTTGCGCCAAAAGACGGTTAATAAAAAAGGCGAACTCACCGTGTCTTGCGGTAAATTCGCCTCGATTGTTTCGATAACGATATATCTATTTAGTTGTCAAAGAACACTATTTTTGCCAATCCCATTTAGTGTTCATATGTTGTTGTTCGTAGTAGAATTTTGTCGCAACAATCATCATATTAAGATCGTTTATTTTTATTTTTTCTCCAAATAGTGAACCCCCGATCAACTTATCTTTTATATCTCCGGCTAACTCATCTATCAATTCCCTGTGTTGTTCCATGCTCACCTCCATTATTTGGATAGTTTAACTGACTCCGTTTTCTTAATGACCACAATGTTCCCCGCTTCCTTCTTAATCACGATTTCACCATACAGAAGATTTTCGATCATTGTAATAATTTCTTTTTTCTCCTGTTCTGTCATTGTGGATTATCCCGTAATTCTGCTTTTATTGCAGCCTGCATTGGTAAAAAAAGCCTGTCATATAGTTGATCTTCGGGCATTTCTTTTTCTTCTTCTCCTCCACACACCTTATCTCTGTACGAAGTTCGATAAGCAAATTTGTTTGTCTCAACATTAAAAGCCGTTTCAAAAATCCATTCTGGGTCGCTTTTATCAAAATAGTATTTCATGTATTTCATACATCCTCCTTTGCGTCTTTCGACGATTTCATTGCGGGGGTTTCAGCCCCTGTGCTTCGGCCTGCATTTGCATCTGCTGTTGTGCCGCGATGCCCTTTTTAATCTCTTCATAGACTTCCTGACTTGCAGGATCGTCCGAATACTTGAATATCATCGGGGCGATGATGTTTGCGACGCCAGGAGCATACTGCATACTTTGGAGCAATTTGTCGACCATCTCTGTCCGGCGGGAGCTGTAAGAAGCCCCGGTAGTTGCGATCAGGTCGAACCTGCCTACTGAAAGATCGTTTTCCATCTGAACCGCACCGGTATCATCAAACCCGACTGGTTTGTTCACCGTAACGAGTTGTTCGGTTCCGTCGTCTCCTTTGACTCGCACGGCTCGTTCGGTATCGTATATCTTCGGGATGAGTTTCACGACTTGCTTCAGCGCCGCTACCTTCGCCCTCGTAGAATTATCTATAAAAAGGAATGTCCCCTTATCGGACTGCATGATTCGGGCGTTGATCGCCTTCCCGCTGCGTTCATTTGAAGTCTCACCTTTTGACGATTCGTACTGGCCAAGATGGTCTTCAACGTCGTATGCGGTCTGCTGCATCATGTTCATTATAGCTGATGGGACTTGTGCCTGGAGTTCCTTTGAGGGCTTCTGGAGGCCCGCAACGGCGTTATATCGAATATACATCCGATTCTCGGTATTCGCATCTTCCCATTCGTTCTCGAATCCCTTTAATTGCCGGTGATCGACAATGAACGGCATCTTAGGCGCAAGCGCGACGGTTTCGGTTGCGGCAGTCGCCCAGTAATTATACATCTGTTGCGGTCCCTTAGCGCCGCGGGCAAGACTCAGGTAATATCTTTTCCCTTCCGCAACGACTTCATCGCCGAACATCGGGATGATCGGGATATCATCAGTAGGCCATTCGGACTTTTCGAGTATGTCGACGCCATTGATTTTACACCACATTACTTTATAGGAGTCGATTGTGCGTTCACGTTTGATTACCTGCCCCATGTGTTTGAGGGCATCAATCGTGATTTTCCCGTCAATCGGTATGATTTCACCAGTTTCGAGTTGGACGATCTTCTTTTTCACGGCTTCCTTATAAAAATATTCCGCAACCCTGATTTTGTCCTGCATCATCCACTCACCAAAGAGTGCCCGGTTGCTTTCAAAATCTATCGCCTCGCCCTTGCCGTAAAGTTCTTCATATACCTTCTTGTCGATCAGGTCTTCGATGAAGCAGTATCGGGCGTCTTCGAGGCTGAACTCTTGCGCGTATGGGTCGAAATGCACGGCCATCGGGTTCAGAATCCGTTTAATGAATATGTCCTGCTCGAAATTGTCTGATGCCGAATACTTCGTGATGAGCCTAAAAAACCCTACAGACGAGGATATCGCATGATTATATGCGGTATCGTATGCTATTTCCGCATCCGAAAGATACTCGATCTGTCTTAAGAGACCGTTATAGAGTTCCGCCATCGCTGGATCTGCCTTGTCGTCAACGGGAATCACTTTCATCTGCGTTGGGTTCATCTTGTGATCACCCCGGATTCTCCGAAGAGTTTTCTGGAGTTTGTTTACGGTGATAATGGGTCTACCTGCGGCGGTGCGTTTCCTGCGTATGTCGTCCGGCCACTGTCCTGAGTCTATATCATACACAAAACGCATGTCGTCCGTAGCATCGTCATAAATATGCTGCCAACCCGTTACGGATTCTTTGTATCTTTCTTTTGCTTCAAAAATAAGTTCGTCGTCAGTCATTTAAACTCCCATCCAGGCTGATTGAGAAGCATACTGCCTTCTCGGTAATGGAACTATCTTGTGATCTTCGTAACAATTTCCAACCAGTGTGTATCTATAAGCGTTTTCCATTGCGTGATCGTTCTCTTTGGTCGGTTTCCCATCCTCGTCAAAAACCCATCTCTGGACTTCGTAAAGAAATCGTTCACAAGTATCAAAGACGTACAGGGTCGGCAGTCCGTTCACGCCTTTTAACATGGTTTGGAGGTTTTTGATACCTGAATCTTTGTCTTTGGAGGCGACATGAAGCGTGATACTGTGATCGGAGAGTTTTTCCTCGATAATCGAATAGGTGTCTTTAAGATTACTTCCCAGTCTGTTTTTCAGGTAGGCAACGTCGCCTTTCGAGAGAGGATCAATGTAAACATCCTCGATATTCCAACTGAAACGGTTCTTCTTGCGGATAATATCGTCGGCTACCTCGTCACCGGATATGTTCGCCCACGTCTCCCCGATACAAAAATGAATGTCCTGCTTATTTACAGTCCAGTAAGAAACCATCTGAGGTGTCGAAAGGTGGAAATCAATCATAGGAACTACCGGCCAGTCCGTAGGGACATCGAAAGGCACTACCCGGTGGATATTCGTGTCGAACTGCTTCAAAACACGTCCGACAAGCGACTTGAACATCCCAAAAACTCTTGGCGGAACGTCCGAAGGGTCAATATCCTTGATGAATTTAAGAATCTTTAACTTGGAAATATCGTCCAATTTATTGGATTCGGCAGTTTGTTCCAGATACTTCTCTGCCCCGCGTCCTCTGTCGGTCACGGGAATCGCCTTTGCCTTGTTCTCGTATAAAAGAAGATCAAAATAGGACTGTTTCTGCATATCAGTAAGTCCCATTCCCCCTAACATCTTTAAATCGCCATTATAGAGGTCCGGGTTGTCGGTGATATTCAATCCGTCCACGATCCCGACATCCCGCCGGCCACTCAAAACAATCTCATCGAGTATCCAGGCTTCTTTTAGGGGCGTAAGGGACAGTAATGTTTTACCGCAGTCAAGGAGGAGGCCACGGGACATTGCCGCGTACTTCGCGTGAGGGGGCGGCTCGTCCATCACCACCCCTTGCGCCCGAAAAGACTCGAACAGATCGTCATCCTGCGAATATGACATGATCGTTAGAGTTGACCTGTTATTCCATTCCCAGAAGTAATCCGTTCCCTGTTCGTTCTTTTTCGTCTCATACCACCCCTGAGGCGCCCACTTCTTGAGT